GTTACTGGTTCTTGAGTTGGTTGTGTTGTTATTTTTATACCTGACATTAGATTATAGCTCCTATTACACCTGAGCCTATAATCAAGACATAAAGACCCCAAATCATTTGTTCCATACGGATAAATCTTTTTGATCCTGATTCCATACGTCTTTCTATGCTTTCATAGCGTAGTGCACATATCTCTTCATGCTGATCAATTCTTGTTTTTGCTGTCTTAGCTGTCATCTAAAGCTCCATAACTTAATAATATTCTTTATATGAGCCATCTGACTTTTCTTCTCTTTTTTTGAGCCTTGTTCTAAATTGTATCACCTGTATATCTACATGACCATATTGTATAAGAATACTTGACCCCTGCTTTAAGTGGCATACATTCATGCCCATGCGTAACTGCTGCAGGAAATAAGATCATTTTACCTACAGGAACATCTTTATTAGAGAAGCCTTGTCTAGGATAAATAAGCTCTGCACCTAAATAATCATCATTAAGTTTTACAGATCCAGTGACTAATGAAGCATCATGATGTAAAGCTAACTTGACTTGAGTATCCATAGAATATCTCATGACAAACGCATCTCTTATTCCGTGCATCAGCAATGGTTTCCAATACTGTTCTACTGTAGGAACTATATGATCTTGCCAATGCTTATGAAGCTCTGTAAATAGTTGAGTCTTTTTGTCTTTGTCTATTTGCTGTAATCTAATCTCTTTAGCAGGAAACTTGTCATATTCTAAAGAGTCCCATCCTCCATGATCATCAGCAATTTCAATCAATCTCTCACATTGCTCCTGAGTCATGAAATCTACTATAAGCATATCTTTGTCTATCTGTTCTATTTTATTGTAATGAGGGATGTATAAGGCAGACCTAGAGGGATAAAATTCATCATACAAGCTGTTAAATTTACCTGCTGCACTTTCACCCCCGTTGCCATGATAAATACAAGGACAACAATAGGTATCAGGGTTATTTAGTTGATCTCCTAGCTTGATTGTTCTGTCATAGTTTGTTTGAAATATATAACATTCATAATCAATGCCAATATCAAAGTTACCACTTAAGAAACATTTTTGACAGTAGAGTTGATCATCATCATCATCAGCTATTTCATAATGATTAAATATTCTTTTTAACTCAAACGCTCTCCCTACATATGTACCGCTATTGATGTATTTAAACTGAGTATGTGCATCAGGAAACTGATCCGCTATTGATGCGTCAGGATAACAAAACATCTCCCCTGAAAAAATTACCTCTTTACCAAAGTCTAAGTATCTCTCTAGAATAGTATCTAAATTATCTGCATAAAAAACATCATAAGCATCAGTAAAAACTATTACATCTTCATCATGGATAGTCTTTAGATATTCTTTCATGAGATTAACCTTCATACCACCACCCATAAAACTCATATCAGTTCCTTTCCAAACAATATTAGTTCCAATATTAGTTATAGATACGCCATGATAAGCAGCACTTGTATTTAATTTAGAACACTTCTTTCTGTCAGTTCCGCAAGTGACAGCATGAATCTTAAAGTTTCTAAAAGGCTTACTTTGTTCTATGTCTGAATAATAGTCCTTCCTAGATCTTTGATCACAATGATCTAATTTAAAAGCAGCAGCATTAATAATAGCTCCATGCTGAATACACTCAGGAAGAAACTCATCAACAGGAATAAAGTCTTTATAATCAACAGCTTGTAAGAGTCTTAAAGCACCCTGAGGTGTCAGATAATAAGCTGTCATATTGTAAGGATAAAATGGTCTTTCTAATAGATCTGATAAGTGAACAGTTTTACTCGGCTCATTCTCGTTTCTTTGAAGGTAAACAAATTCTTGTTTTAGATCTTTATATAGATCTTCATTGTAAAGATCAGTAATAACTACATCATCTTCCATGACAATACATGGCTCATTAAGCTCATGACATCTCTCCCATGCTTTGATATGTGATAAGAAACAAGCTACCTCTGACTGTTGCAGAGGTCTATTTTTGAAGGGATCTATCCAATCTTTTCTGCCCATGATATGTCTGAAATGATTATTCTGACCATCAACAGCTTCTATATACTCAAAGTCTTGTAGATCATTTTGCTGAAACGCTACTTTCCTATCAGCCCTTCTTAGGAGTGATATGACTAGTTTCTTCATTTTATTGCATATATATCATCAGATTCTACATAGACAATGTAGCCATGAGACTCTAAGAGCTCTCTTGCGTAGATGTCATCTATGTGGGCGTGTTCTAGTTTAATAAATGTTGGGAATATGCTCCATGAGTAAGCATCTAAGATGTTTGTTTCATGCCCTTCAACATCTAATTTTAAATAATCAATTTCAGTTATCTCATGCTTCTTTATAAGTGTATCTAATGTAATGCACTCTACGCTATAAACAGAATCAATAAAGTTACTATTATCTTCTAGCTCTAATATCCTTTCACCTTTATGATGAACATCAGTAATACTTGATATACCCCTTCTCCAAATACCAGTCTGTCTTGAACCACTAGATGTATCCATGACTTCAGTAAACTCTGTTTCTCCATCAAAATCAGATATAGCTACAGCTTCTATGCTTAGGTTCTCTCTGTTATCAATATCTTTTGCTATGTTCTCAAGATTCTCTCTGAACTTTTTAGCGGGTTCTACCATTACACCTTTCCATGCTCCGCCTTCTATCAGCTTAAGATTGGTATCAAAATCACAAGATCCTATTTCTATAAATGTTTTCATATTTTTTATTTCCATTTTGGTCCTTCTACCCAAGCCACTAGAGATTTTCTAATGCCTTTTGTAACAGGCTCTACTTTATGTTTAATTGGAGATGCAAAGACTAAGACTGATCCTTTCATTCTTATGTCTGCTGCAGCAGGGGCTTCATACTGAGGATCAAACTTAAAGTCTCCGCCTTCATAGTCTTTTGGGTCACTTAATTGAATAGTCACGCTTAGCTTTCTGTCATGGAATGTTGGATTCCCCCAAAAAGTGTCAAAGTGCCAATCATAAAAGCCCTCTTCCTCTCCGTCATATATTGTATACTGAATATCAGTCAATGAATTAATATCAAAACCAAAGGCTATTTTATTAGCAGCTTTAGCATACTTCCATACAATATCGTAAATAAATTTTGAATTCGGATCTGCAGAATCTATCCATCTGACTTGGCTTCTTCTTACACTAGGGTTTATGGTGCTATCTTGATTAGCTACTTGAGCTTTTTGTACTTCGTAGTATTCACATTCTTTTATTATATTGGCTATCTCTGTCTCTGAGAGTTCGCTTTTCCACATCTGCCAAATACTATTCATACTGTATATCCCTTATAAGATTTATACCATTATGGGATGATAATATGTAATTAGCAAGGAGTGCTTCTATTCAAACTTAACCCAACTAATAAAATCAGCAGTTTGGTCCGTGCGATATGGTAAAAGAGGTATTACACCAGCCCATGAGTAAACAATTCTACTGCTTTCACTTGTGACTGTAGCATCAGTTCTAAGCATTGTAGTTACACTTACTGATGATAAGACAGAGTTATAGGCAGTGTTATAAGCATTTTCTATATCTTGAGCGAAATGAACCTTTGTCCAATCAGTATCACCCGTTTGAGCACCACCACCTTCAAAGGCTATTTTTGCTGTAAATGTCCCCGCAAGTCCTGAAGTTGATATGTACCCTAGATAAGATACCCATTTATTACCATCTGCGTTAGGTGCTAAATAACTAAAAGGAATAGCTGAGTTTCCGATAGTGCTAGTACCATCATAGACAGTACCTATTGCTGTAGTAGTGCCCCCTGAGGATGCACCTTGCACACCACCTGAAGTTCCCCATCCTACCATAGTATTAGTAATTACACCTTTAGTGCTGCCCGTTGTAAAACTGGTTGTAAGAGCTTTTACTTTTATTACACCATAATGATCATTGAATGAGTGAGTTGATGTAGTTGCTTTAGATGCTGAATGAACTGAACCACCTCTATAGGGTTGTCTTTCCCATATCTTGGTGCTGTTCATTGCTGTACTACTTGATGAGCCATTAGCAGCATGGCTTTCCATCATATCTCTAATTCCGTCAGCTTGTAGGCTTTCACCCCTTCTTAATCTTGTCATTTAAATACCAGTGTAAATCTTGTCATTGTATGTTTGTAGTCTGTGACTACTTCAGCAGGAACTTCTACAGTAATCCCATCAGGAGTCGGTATACTAGTATAAGCAGGTCGTTCATAATAATAATGTTTTTCTATATCTTCGTGTACAGCATCTTCATATAAAGTATTAAAGTTTTCATAAGACCTTTGACTTGCCATTCTAAAAGCAGGTCCATTACCTAACGCCACCCAAACATGAACCTTGTCTGCACCTTGACCTACACAATAGTCTTTCCTGACTGATGTGTAATCATAAGCATACAGATATGCCTTTGAACCATTTTTATTAGGACTAAAAAGAGTTATAGATACATTTGATGAAGTATCTGCTGAATCATAATGCCCATGATAAATAGCTATTAATTTATCATCATCAAACATAGCACAATTATAAGGGGTATGACCATCATCAGAAACTGTATCAGGGCTGTAAACACCTCTAAACCTCGCAATGAAATAATCTCTTTTCATATCATCTGACATTGAATCATCAAAAGGTTGTGAACCTGCATCTATGTGTGACCTTGAATCATCATAAAGTCTTTGAATAGTGCCATCAGCTATCCATGTTTCCATCTGCTCTGAAGTAGGAGTCATGCTTGTGTAAGCCATTACTTATCCTCTAATTTTTGATTCAATTCCTTTATAGCTTCTATTAATAATGGAACTAACTTCTCATACCAAACAGTTATGTAATTAGCATCTATAGGAGCTTCTGTAACCACTTCAGGAAGGACTTTCTGTACTTCTTGAGCACTTACCCCTACCTGCCTTTTATCATTGTTATAACCCATTTCCTTAGCTTTTGCATTTTCTTTGAAATAGTATCCGCCAAGTGATAATACCTTCTCTAAAGCATTAGGAATATTGCCTTCAAAGTCTTTAAGGCGTTCATCAGAATAGTAAGCAGTAATGTTATTAGTTGCTCTAATCTCACCTGCTGTTCCTGAAGCACCTGTATTGACACCTAAGCTATTAACCTGAGCATTTGAGTTTGTAGAGAATCCACCTGCAGGTCCTGTCGGTCCAGTTGGTCCTGTAGGTCCAGTACCACCAGTTCCACCAGTTCCACCAGTCTGACCTTTTTGTCCTTTAGCTCCTGTTCCACCTGAAGGTCCAGTAGATCCAGTAGGTCCTGTTCCACCTGATCCTCCAGTTTGTCCCTTCTGTCCTTTTGCTCCTGTCGGTCCAGTTCCACCATTAGATCCATTACTACCTGCAGGTCCAGTTGGTCCTGTAGGTCCAGTTGAACCACCGCTACCTGTAGGTCCTGTTCCACCTGTTTGACCTTTTTGACCTTTGGCTCCAGTAGGTCCTGTACCACCAGTAGGTCCAGTTCCTCCACTTGGTCCTGTAGGTCCTGTTCCACCTTGACTACCTGTTGAACCTGTCGGTCCAGTACCACCAGTTTGACCTTTCTGTCCTTTAGCACCAGTTGACCCACCGCCACCTGTAGGTCCTGTCGGTCCAGTGCTACCATTAGATCCTGCTGCTCCTTTTTGTCCCTTAGCTCCCGTAGGTCCAGTGCTACCAGTAGGTCCAGTTCCACCTTGAGATCCTGTAGATCCTTGTGGTCCTGTAGCTCCTACTTCACCTTTCTGTCCCTTAGCACCAGTAGGTCCTGTTCCACCTGTAGAACCAGTAGGTCCTGTAGATCCATTACTACCTGCTTGTCCTTTTTGTCCTTTAGCTCCAGTAGATCCACCGCCACCAGTAGGTCCAGTAGGTCCAGTTCCTCCAGTAGAGCCTACTTCGCCTTTCTGTCCTTTTGCACCTGTACCACCAGTTGATCCACCTGCTCCTGTTTGACCTTTTTGTCCTTTCGCACCTGCTGAACCAGTATTACCTGTTGTACCAGTCGGTCCTGTAGGACCAGTAGAGCCTGTTGGACCTGTAGAACCTACTTCTCCTTTTTGACCCTTAGCTCCTGTTGAACCAGTTGTTCCTGTAGCTCCTGTTTGACCTTTTTCACCTTTACTTCCGTTTGATCCGTTGCTTCCTGCAGGTCCTGTTGATCCTGTCGGACCAGTACCTCCTGTTGAACCAGTTGTTCCTTTTTCGCCTTTTGCTCCAGTAGGTCCAGTGCTACCAGTAGGACCAGTCCCACCTGTATTACCAGTCTGTCCTTTCTGTCCTTTAGAACCATCACTACCATTGTTTCCTGCAGGTCCTTGAGAACCAGTTGGACCAGTTCCTCCTGTAGCTCCTGTTTGTCCTTTCTGACCTTTAGCACCCGTTGGTCCTGTTGATCCAGTGCTACCAGTATTACCAGTAACTCCTACTTCACCTTTTTGACCTTTAGAACCCGTAGAACCAGTGTTACCAGTTACACCAACTTCTCCTTTTTGTCCTTTGGATCCAGTCGGTCCCGTTGGTCCTGTTCCACCAGTGTTACCTGTTGTACCAGTTTGACCTTTCTGTCCCTTAGCACCAGTAGATCCTGTAGGTCCTGTATCGCCTTGAGGTCCCGTTGGACCTGTAGGTCCAGTGCTTCCTGTCTGTCCTTTCTCTCCTTTTGAACCATTAGATCCGTTAGATCCTGCAGATCCAGTAGCACCTGTTGTTCCCTTTTGTCCTTTATCGCCATTTGAACCATTAGATCCACTTGGACCTGTAGGTCCAGTTCCTCCAGTAGGTCCTGTTCCGCCTGTTGAACCTGTTTGTCCTTTTTGTCCTTGAGGTCCTTGTATTGAGCCACCACTTACCCAAGCACTGCCATCCCATATATGTAATGAGTCATCTGCTTGAACTATATAGGCATCACCTTTTGTATTGCCTGAAGATGGAAGATTGCCTGTTCCTGCAACTTGACCTTCCATTGTGATACCAGTACCTGTTGAACCTGTTGGTCCAGTTGGTCCTGCACTACCTGTTGCACCCACTTCACCTTTCTGTCCTTTTGCACCTGTACTACCCGTAGTACCAACCTCTCCTTTCTGTCCTTTAGATCCATTAGATCCATCAGAACCTGCAGAGCCTGTAGCTCCTGTTTGACCCTTCTGACCCTTGTCTCCTGCAGAACCAGTTGGTCCTGTAGAACCTGTTGATCCAGTTGATCCAGTTGTACCTTTTTGTCCTTTAGAACCCTGAGATCCAGTAGGTCCAGTATCTCCTTGAGAACCTGTTGCTCCTACTTCTCCTTTCTGTCCTTTACTACCCTGAGAACCAGTAGGACCAGTAGAACCAGTATTTCCTGTTACACCTACTTCTCCCTTCTGACCTTTAGAACCTGCTGATCCTGTTGAACCTGTAGGACCAGTTCCACCAGTAGATCCAGTTGTTCCTTTTTGTCCTTTGTCTCCATTAGATCCATTATTACCTGCTGAACCTGTTGGACCTGTTGGTCCTGTAGAACCAGTTGAGCCTGTTGAGCCTGTAGTTCCCTTCTGTCCTTTATCGCCATCACCACCAGTTGAACCAGTATTACCAGTTACACCAACTTCACCTTTCTGACCTTTATCACCTGCTGATCCTCCGCTTCCTGTTGGACCTGTAGTACCTGTTTGACCCTTCTGACCTTTACTACCTGTTGGACCAGTGGGACCAGTACCGCCATCATTTCCGTCACCACCAGTAGGACCTGTTGGACCAGTAGAACCTGTTGGACCTGTTATACCTGTTTGACCTTTTTGACCTTTTGTACCTTGTGAACCTGTAGGTCCTGTTGGACCAGTAGGACCAGTGCTACCAGTAGGACCTGTAGAACCTGTTGGACCTTGTGAACCTGTTGCACCAACTTCTCCTTTTTGACCCTTAGCACCATCATTACCATCTGAACCATTGCTGCCATTAGAACCACTAGCACCAACTTCTCCTTTTTGACCCTTAGAGCCATCAGATCCGTCATTACCATTATTACCTGTTGGACCAGTAGGACCAGTGGAGCCTGTTGTTCCTGTTTGACCTTTTTGTCCTTTATCTGAAGTAGCTCCTGTCGGTCCTGTTGGACCTGTTGGACCAGTTGTTCCTGTAGATCCTTGAGATCCTGTAACACCAACTTCACCTTTTTGTCCTTTTACACTAGCTCCTGAAGGACCTGTAGGTCCAGTAGAACCATCATTTCCATCTGTTCCACTTGTTCCTGTTTGACCTTTCTGACCTTTATCTCCGTCAGCTCCATCACCACCTGCAGCACCCGTATCACCTTGAGCACCTGTATTTCCTGTTTGACCTTTTTGCCCTTGATTACCAGTGTTTCCTATCTCACCTTTTTGACCTTTAGCACCATTAGATCCATCAGATCCTGCTGCACCTGTAGAGCCTGTAGTTCCTTTTTGTCCTTTGTCTCCCTGAGAACCTGTTACACCAACCTCTCCTTTCTGACCTTTGTCCCCATTTGATCCATTTGAGCCATCATTACCTGTAGCTCCTGTTTGACCTTTTTCACCTTTTTGTCCAGTTATTGAGTTTCCTTGTTGACCTTTTTGTCCTTTATCACCATCACTGCCATCTGAACCTGCAGGTCCTGTTGGTCCAGTTCCACCTGTAGAACCAGTATTTCCTGTATTACCTGTAGGTCCTGTATTACCAGTAATTCCTAGTTCACCTTTCTGACCTTTATCTCCAGTAGAGCCTGTTTCTCCTGTCGTACCTTTTTGACCTTTTGAACCTGTATCACCAATATCACCAGTTCTTGCAAAGGTGACTATTAGCTCTTCGTCAGCACTAAATGATGTAGCACCTGATAGATATGAAACGGGAACTTTAAAATATCCTGTAGCTTCTGTTATCGCCCCACCTATTTGAAATAAGGCAAAGTCAGCAGCATTAGACTTGTTTGATAAACGGACATGACCTTTAATTGTTGAAGTTGAGTCATCAATAGTTCTAAGATATGCCTGAATATCAGTAGATCCTTGATCAACATCATCAATAAACATAACACTTGCAGAAGAAATGTTGGCGTTGTTGAATTTGACTATACCTGCAGTTGGGTCACTGTCAGTTGTATTAGTAGCAAAGTTAAACTCTACTGTCTGACCACCAAAGTTACCCTCTTGACCTTTTGTACCTTTTGTTCCTTGAGAACCTGTTGAACCTGTTGGACCTGTATTACCAGTAGAGCCTACCTCTCCTTTCTGACCTTTAGATCCTGTATCTCCTGTAATACCTACTTCACCCTTTTGACCCTTAACACCCTGTATCCCTTGTGATCCTGTTAAACCAGTTTGACCTTTCTGACCTTTATCACCTTGAGAACCAGTGTCACCAGTAGAACCAGTGGATCCTTTGTCTCCCTGAACTCCTTGTGAGCCTGTTGAACCTGTTGAGCCTGTAGCTCCTGTAGTTCCTTTTTGTCCTTGTAGACCAGTGTCACCTGTTAAACCAGTTTGACCTTTCTGACCTTTATCACCTGTATTACCAGTAGAGCCCGTATTACCCGTGACTCCTACTTCTCCTTTTTGACCTTTGTCTCCTTGACTACCTGTAGGACCTGCAACTGAGCTATCAGCTCCCTGTTGTCCTTTGGATCCTTTATCACCTTGCGTACCTTGTGCACCTGTAGCACCTTGAGTGCCAATAGTTACAACAGATATATCATTAGGACCTGTAATAGTTATGCTTTTTACTATGCTCATCTACTTACATTTCCTCTTATAGAATAGGTGCCTTCTAATATTCTATCTACCTTGCCATTTGAATCTGTCAATTCAATATCATAAACACCATCACCTACTGTTAAGTTTGTAGTGTCTGTAGCTGAAATTTGAAGGGTGACAGTACCTGCAGAACCACCCATAGTGATTCTACTATTAGCAACTGTTAATGTGACTACTTCAGAGGTGTCATCTTGATTTTTTCGCAGATCCATTTCTGCAGAATAACCCGTAAGGTTAATTACTGTATCACTAGCATCTTTAAGAGTTAGTGTATGCTGAAATGTAGCTCCTTGCTCAATGATAAAATGATGATACCCTGCTGCCATAAATAATTCCTAATAAATATATGGTATCTACCATTTCAGCTTCTGCTGTTAAAAGTATAACAAAGAACTTTTCTTTACTTACTTTTCTTTGTTGTTTTTTTAGTAGTTTTCTTCTTAGCTTTTGGTGCTTCACCACCTTCCCATGCTTCATTGACATCAGGTGTTGATAGATCATCTCCAATCAACTCACCTTTTTCATTTCTTGCTCTGACTGGTTCTACATCAGCTTCTAATTCTACTACTTCATCTGCAGAATCCATCTTGACTTCCATAGCCCATCCGTTTTCTACAAAAGTTTGCATGACATCATCTTGCCATTGACCTTCAGATTCTATGATCTCATCAGCCCTGTATAACTTTACATCTGTTCCAAACTCATTTGCTGACGCAGGTTTTGGAACCATGATTTTAAATTTCTTTGCCATAATTATTTCCTGTTAAAAGAGGGGGGAATTTCACCCCCCAAAATCAATAACTAACCTCTTTATGCAGGTGCGTGTCTAGCCTTACCTAGAATTACACTTGCAGCCATTGGTGTAGCTGTACCATGCGTTCCACTAAAGTTCGCAACAACTCTTATATATCTACTATTACCTAGATATTCTAGCTCAGTAATGCTAGGTGTCTCAGCATTGGCATCCAATGTGAGAAAGTTGCCATCAGCACCTAAGGTGCCTTGAACGTCATCAGAAGTCGCATCTGTCCAAGAAGAATTGTCATCAGATACTTCTAATTCAAATTCAATCTTGTTAGTGCCACTTAGAGTGATACCTTCAACACCGCAATTAACAACTACTAAAGCATTTTCATACCCTTGTGTGTCAACTCCAGTTCCGTTGGCATCAGCATCTAAAGCAGCAGGAACAACACTTGCTACGATTTTTAGATTATTACTTAAATCATTCATATGTTATCTCCTTATGCTGATACTTTTTGTTTAACAATGGCTTCAGCTTGTATGACCTGTCCACCTACTCTACGTCTTGCAATGTATCTTACATTACCTGTTGTAGCTTGAGTGAACGGATCTCTGAGAACCGCTAGTGATACACGATCTACGATCATATATGCTCGTCTGAAGTCACCAAAGGCGATAGGATAAGCTCCTGCACCAATGTTAGCCATGTCTGATGCTTCAATGTAAGGATGACCTAGAATAGTGTTTATTGCACCACCTTCTAAATTCATACCTGTTTGAAGTACATACTGACCCGCAGTGTCTTTCAGTTTTCTGATAGCAGATAGTGTTGATCTGTTAAAAACAAATACACCATTTTTACCATATTCTGATTTAACACCATGAACTAATGAAATCAAACCATCAGCAGTTAAAGCAGCACTTGCACCACTATTAACTTCTGAGACTGAACTATTAGTCATAAAGCCTTCAGGTTTACCTACTGAATTACCAGTACAGAAAGCTGCACCTTCAGCTTTTGCAAATTGCTCTGCAAACTCTGACTGCATTTCTGCTTCAAGATTAAAGACCGAATCTTCTAAATCTTGTTCTGATATATCCACCATTGCGTAATGCTCGTGAGCAGGTAGCTCTTCCAAGCCAACTTGCCAACCAGTAGTCTCTGATCTAGTTCCTGATTCGCTTACCCATTGAGCAGCAAATTGTCCAGTCCTTTTAGGGATCTGAATGGATCTCTGACCAGTTGATCTTACTCTAGCAATTTGTCTGATAGGTGAGATTTCAGTCACATCTTTGATCAACTCTCTCACATATTCAGGCGGTGCTAAGTAACCACCAGTAGAATCATTACTTACAGTAAGTGCTTTCTTCTCCATAGCATCAAGACCTTCAAGACCTTTTCTGCAATATGAATCCCATGCACCCATATACTCATCTACAGCTTTAGTATCCATACCTGAATTAGGGCGTGTTAGCCTTGTTTCAAATTTTTCAACTGTTTCCTGTAGGTTCTTTTGTGATTGCTCTGCAGCCACTAGCTTCTGATTAACTTCTTCAAGAGTGTTTAATTTGCTCTCAATGTTAGCCATCTTCTGATCTAGTTCCGCAACGCTTTCACCTTTATCTAGCTTATCAAGTCTCTCATCATTGACTTTCTTAAATTCTGAAAAAGTCTGACCAAGATCTTGAATAGCAATTTTTATATCTTCCGACATAATTTATCTCCTATTAAGATTTTAAGGTTAAAGTTAAGTTCTTTATGGCATCTACCAATTCAGCATTTTGATTCTCAGCTTCTCGCTGATTAACTTCAAAAGACTTAGTAACTGCTGCTGCAGCCACTTTCGCTTCGGAACGGGATAGATGGAAAGCATCACGCAGCCCTTTCTCCCACTCCCTTATAGAGATCTCATCACCTTTCACTGAACGGACAGTTGCCTGAGGGTTCATTGGGAAGGTTACTAATGAGACTTCCATTAAGTCTACTTCTTTAATAATTCGCTTGTTACCACGCTTATCATAAGAAACTTGATCAGGGTTTACTCTAAAGCCTATTGATAGACCATCAAGAGCTCCCATCTTTAATAATTCATAGGCTTCTGCACCTGCTTGTGTTTTAAGTGCTAACCTACCTTTGACTACTAACCCGTGACCATCTTCTTTGATTGAATCAAAGACACCAATAGGCATATCAGACTTATGCTGATATAACAGTTTTACACTTTGAGGTTTTCTTCTTTTGAGTGATTTAGTAAAAGCTCCCGCTTCTATGACATCATTGCCTAAATCTTTGTTTCCAAATACAGATCCGTAACCTTCAAAAGTTCCGTAATCTTTGTCATCTTCTTCATCTTGATATGCTTTTATTTCTGACTCTATTTGTATATAAGACTTCACATCTTCTCCAGTGAGTTCGGTATATTCTTCATGAGTATTGCATGGCATAAAAACTTTATTACCATCTTCATCAAGTGAGTGCGTTCCGACACACCCTATTTCTTTTGCTCTATCTACAGCTTCTTCTTCTGTAGTAAAAACATCTTTTCTTATTTCTTCTTTGCTGTCATTCACACTGGAATATTCTGTAGAATCAGGCTGACTAGCCTTGACACCTATATCTGTATTTGAATATTCTTCAACTGCCATAGTGTCAATCTCCCAAAATTATAAATCACTATATCTAGGATTTCTTGTTATATAGTATCTCAAGAGCAACTTTAGCACAATATGTAGTGATATTATAAAATAGTTCATTTTGTTCTTGCACTATATTCCATAATGGGCTTATAATAGATTTATAATAAATTAAAAGCTCTTAGAGCAGGACAATAAAATGACAAACGAAATCAAATATTACAAAGCAGAAGCTAATGGTGTTATTGCTGTTAGACAAAGCAAAAGAGACTACAACATAGCTATGGCTATTGACTGGGCGAATGGCAAAACATTAATTG